ACGCACCTGCTGCTGGAACTCCCTGCGAGCAAGACGGGCATCTTGCCGGAGGGCGAGCTTGCTGCTGCGCGCGCGCAGATGACCGAGGAGACCTTCGCGATCGAGTACGAGGTCAGCTTCGACGCTTCGGTGCCTGGTGCGTATTTCGCGAAACAGCTAGGCGAGGCGTATGAGCAAGGGCGGGTAGGGGATTTCCCGATCGACCCTGCGTTCCCGGTCGAGTTGGTGGCGGATCTGGGGTACACGGACTCGTGCTCGTGGTGGGGTTGGCAGACGGGGCCGGACGGGCACCGGGTGGTCGAGTTCTACGAGGCGGACGGTCAGGCCATCGGCCATTACATCGACTGGGTGAAGAGCCGGCCGTACAAGGTCGGCACGGTGTGGCTGCCGCACGATGCGCGGGCGAAGAGCCTGCAGACGGGCAAGTCCATCATCGAGCAGTTCCTGCACGCGGGCATCACGCCGCGGATCGTGCCCGAGCTCAGCCTGCAGGACGGCATCGAGGCGGCGCGTTTGACCATCCCGAAGTGCTACTTCGACGAGAAGGCGACCTATGCCGGCGTCGAGCACCTGCGGGCGTACATGCGCGAGTGGGACGAGCGGACGCAGACCTTCCGCAACCGCCCGAAGCACGACCAGCACAGCCACGCCTCGGACGCTTTTCGCTACCTCGCGCTTGCCGCGAGACCCGTTTCTGGTAATTTGTCAAGTGGTGGTGCTAAAATCGCACCGCGTAGTGGCGAGCACTACGGGTTCACGTTGGATGACATCTGGGACTGCAGGCCGCGCCACAGCGGACGGGTGGGTTGATGGAAAGCTCCGAGCGCATCGAGACCTCCAAGGACTTCGCCGACACGCCGGGCGGCATGGCGCGGCGTTGGAGCACTGAAATCGAGGCGGCGGTCAAGGAGCTGACCAAGTTCCACGAGGACGGCGACAAGATCGTCGAGCGGTACCTCGACAAGCGCGACGACTGGGGGCGCGAAGAGTCGCGCGTGAACCTCTTCTGGTCCACGGTGAAGGTTCTGCTCTCGATGCTCTACGCCCGGCCGCCGAAGGCCTCGGTGTCGCGCGCGTTCCAGGACTCGGATGACGACCAGGCGCGCGTGGCGGGGCAGATCCTGCAGCGCCTGCTGAACAAGTCCTTCGACGACAACATCTCGGCGTGGGACGCCGCGGTGCGGCAGGGCATCGAGGACTGGCTGGTGGTCGGCGCGGGTCAGGTGTGGCTGCGCTACGAGGTCGAGACCGCGCTCGAGGAGGTCCCGGCGCAGTTCGACCCGCTCTCGGGCGTCGAGATCGCCCCGGCGCAGACGGTCGAGCGCATCGTCGCCGAGGACGCGCCCTGCGACTACGTCTTCTGGAAGGATTTCCTCTACTCCCCGGCGCGCACATGGGGCGAGGTGCGCTGGGTGGCGCGGCGCGTGTACATGACGCGCGAGCAGCTCGAGGCGCGATTCGGCCCCGAGATCGCCAAGGTCGTGCCGATGGTGCGCCGGCAGTCGAAGCAGGGCGAGCCGCAGGTCAAGAACGACCCGTGGGCGCGTGCCGAGGTCTTCGAGATCTGGTGCAAGGAGAACCGCAAGGTCTACTGGTTCGCCAAGGGGATGGACACTATCCTCGACTACAAGGACGACCCGCTCGGGCTCGAGAACTTCTTCCCCTGCCCGAAGCCCTTGGCGGCGAACGTCACCTCGAGCAACTTCATCCCGCGCGCGGACTACATCTTCGCGCAGGACCAGTTCAAGGAACTCGACGAGATCAACACGCGCATCACCTGGCTCACGCGCGCGGCGAAGGTTGTCGGCGTCTACGACAAGAGCGCGGGCGATTCGGTCGGCCGCGTGCTCCTGCAGGCCGGCGAGAACCAGCTCATCCCGGTGGACAACTGGGCGATGTTCGCCGAGGGCGGTGGCATCAAGGGCAAGATGGAGTTCGTGCCGATCGAGGCGGTGGTCAACTGCATCGACCGGCTGCGGCAGTATCGCGCCGACAAGACGCAGCAGATCTACGAGGTGCTCGGCATCTCGGACATCATGCGCGGCGCATCGCGCGCTTCGGAGACCGCGGCTGCGCAGCAGATCAAGGCGCAGTTCGGCTCGACGCGCATGCAGCTATCGCAGTTCTACATCGCCGAGTGGATCACGCACGCGCTGCGCATCAAGGCGGAGATCATCGCCAAGCACTGGCAGCCCGAGACCATCGTGCGCGCCTCGAACATCGAGCGCACGCCGGATGCGGCGGTCGCGATGGCGGCGATCGACCTCATCAAGAACACCGAGTTGGCCGAGTATCGCATCAGCGTCGAGGCCGACAGCATGGCGGCGATGGACTGGGCCGCCGAGCGAGACGCAGCAGTCCAGTTCATGCAGGGCTTGGGCGCGTTCATCTCACAGGTCGCGCCGGTGGCGCAATCGACGCCCGGCGCCGGCCCGTTCCTGCTGCGTCTCATGCAATGGGCGGTCGCGAAGTTCCGCGTCTCGAGCGAGATCGAGGGCGTTCTCGACCAGGCGGTCGCGGCGATGCAGCAGCAGCTGCTGAATCCGCCTCCGCCGCCGCCGAACCCCGAGATTGAGAAGCTCAAGCTCGAGGCCGAGAAGATCAAGTCGAACGAGCGCATCGCCTCGCTCGAGGTGGCCTCAGACGAGAAGGTGGCCGCGCTCAAGGCGACGGTCGAGCTGCAGAAGGTCGAGATGCAGCAGCGGTTCGACTCGGTCGAGGAGAACTACAAGCAGATCTCGAACCTGCTCATGGCGCTGCCTGGCACCTCGCAGGTGATGGAGCTCGAGCAGATCAAGAACTTCGTCGCGCAGAGCAAGGCCGACACCGACTCGCAGATGGCGGCGGTGATGGCCGCGGTCAGCCGCAAGAAGAAGCGCATCCCAATCCGCGACCAGATGGGCGAGATCGTCGAGGTGCGCGAAGTGGACGACGACGAGCAGGGCGGCGTCCAGCCGATGCAGATTGGCCCGCCTGGGCCGCAGGCAATCAACTGAGGTAGAGCATGGCGACGTACAACAAGTTCAACGCATGGGCCGATACGATGCCGGAAGGGGCAAACCTTGCCACCGACCAATTCACGCTAGCATTGACCAACACCCTGCCGGTTGCGACCAACAGCGTGTTGGCCGACATCACGCAGATTTCTTATACCAACCTGTCCTCGCGCAATGTCTCGACGACCAGCTCCTCGCAGACGGGCGGCACTTACACGCTCGTCCTTGCGGATCTGGTGATGACTGCCACCGGCGCTGTCGGCCCGTTTCAGTATGTCGTGCTGTACGACGACACGGTAGCGAGTGACCCGCTCGTCGGATGGTGGGATTACGGCTCGTCAATCACAATGGCGAACGCCGAAACCTTCACCGTGGACTTTACCGGCGCTGCCATCACCCTGAGTTAAAAACCATGACCGACAACGTAATCCTGCCGGGTACTGGCGAATCGGTTGCAACTGACGATGTAAGTGGCAACCAATACCAACGCATGAAAATGTCGGACGGGCTTGACGGCTCGACCACGCATATGCGCGTTCGGACGAGCCACCCGTTGTTCGGTGACGGTGGCGCGGTTGTGCGTCAGTCTCCCGCCGATATCTGGTCTGTCGATTTTGCGGATACCGGGTCAAGCCTGCTGGCTTCGGAGTTCACGCAGCGGCGACTCGGTACCGGCATGGGTGTCACGCAGGGGTCAAGCAACCTGCTCGTCACGACTGGCACGACGGCGAACAGCGAGTTCCTTGCGCGTTCTACGACTTCGTTCCGTGGGTCGCTGACGGCGCGGCACAAGACGATTCTCTCGCAGCGTATTGCTAACCAAAACTTCGTGGCGATGCTGGCCGACAGCATTGGCGAGGGCTTGTCCTGCACGATCAACAGCGCGACCTCCATCACCGTTACCAAGACGGCGCATGGGTTTACCTCTGCCAACGTCGGTCAGTTCATGTTCGTCGGCGCAATCAGCGGCGCTAACGGTGTTCCGGGGCGATACGCAATTGCGTCAATCCCGAGCGTTGACACCATCAACTTCACGGTGGCGGGTTGGCCTGCTTCCGGGTCCTGCACGGTGGACTTGTTCGGCTGGAACTACATCCGTACCGTTTACTCCGGCACGACAGCGACCAACGCCTCGGTGGACTCGCAGCGGCGCGGGTGGAACTCGGGCGATACGGCGGCAACCATCAACACGACCGCCTTGCCCGGCCATGTCATGCAGACCTACGCAGACGGGCGAAACATAAATTTTGCTGATACGGTAGTGGCCTCCGGCACGGTACCAAACGTCGTTGTGCGTGCTAGCAGAATTGAGAACATTCCCGACGACGACACAGAGTTGTATTTTTATTTGTGGTCGTTCAACGGCTCGACGGCTCCGGCCAGTACGACCACTTGGACGGTCGGCTTTGTGGCGGTTGAGGACAACTGCAACGTCCCGACTTATATCGCGGGCGTAAGACCGTTGGGTAGTGCTGCTCCGCTGCCTGTCGTGCAGGCTTCCGCTGGCCCGACGCAGCCGGTTTCCGGCACGGTTACGGCAACTGTTGCCAACGCCACAATTGCGGCAGGCACGGCGGTTATCGGTGATGTGGGCCAGCAATACCGCACCAACGCGACGGGCGCGGCTTCCCGCACACACATCGTATCTGCGGCATCGACCAACGCCACGCAGGTGAAATCTGCGGGCGCGGGCCGCGTCCTCGGTTGGTATTTTGTGAACAACAACGCGGCTTGGCGCTACGTCAAGCTACACAACCAGACCGCGCTGCCGACGGCTGGCACGGGCGTGGTGCAGACCATCGGGGTGCCGCCGAACGGCGTTGCGCGGCACTCCCTCGAGGGCGGCATCGCCTTCACGACCGGCATCGCGCTAACGATTGTGACGGGCGTTGCGGATGCGGACGCGACGGCAGTCGGCGCGAACGAGGTGGCGGGCGACATCTTCTGGGCGTAACGCATGAAGATCCGGCTGACACAAGACGTTGTGGTGAACGGAGTGCCGCTCCAGGCAAACGAGTCGGCCATCGTGTCCGATGCTGACGGCGCTGCGCTGATTGCGCTTGGTGTAGCGGTTGCCTTGACGGAGGACGAGCGCGGCGGCTTCGCTGTGCCGATGAAAACGGAGGCTGAATGAGCCTTCTGCTGCTATTCAACCAACCTGCGGCGGGGGCATACACGCTCACCGCTGCGGGTGGGGTTTACTCGTACAGCGGCAACAATGCCACGCTGACTTATACGACCGCCGGGGCGTTCAACCTTCCGGCAGACGGTGGGACTTACGCCTACACGGGCAACAACGCCAATCTGCTTTTTAACCGACGATTGGCGGCTGATGGTGGCGTTTACTCGTACAGCGGCAACGATGCCAACCTGACATACGCGCCCGCAGGGGCGTTCGTGCTGCAGGCCGATGGCGGGGTTTACACCTACACCGGGAACAACGCCAACCTGCTGTTCTCGGGTACGCCCCTGGTAACAGAGACGCGCGGCGGCTACGGCCCGCCTGAGAAGCGCAAGCAGCGCGACTTTGACGAGGAGCGCCGCGAGCGCGAGCAGCTCCGCGAGCAGATCAAAGCTGCGGTCGCACCGCTCAAGGCCAAGAAGGCCGAGGTGGTCGAGACGGCTGCCGGGGGCGAGGAGGGCGTCGCCATCCTCACCCGGCGCCAGCGCATCGCGATCCCGGTGCCGGCGTCGCTTGATGCGGGCGTGGTGGCGCGGATGGTCTCGGCGGCGCTCGAGCGTGCCGGCATCGAGGCGCGCAGGGCTGACTCCGAGCGCGCGCAGCGGCTTGCCGCCGAGGCGTTCGAGCTCGAGGTGCAGGAGCGCATGCGGCGCATCCAGAGGCGCCGCCGCGAAGAATGGCTGCTGTTGCTGAACTGAGGACGATATGACCAGACGACGCTACAGATACGACCCCGAATCGGGCGAGATGGTGGAGATCGGCGCGACGCTCCCGCCGCGCCGCAAGGACGCGCTTAACCACATGAGCGCGCTGTGGGGTGACCGGCACTATGACGGGCTCGCAGCGCCTGGCGGTGCGGACATC